GTCTTTTGTAACTAGTATGTGCTAGTGAGTTTATTTCGCTGTATGAGCAGCACCGCTCATTGTGTGTAACGCCCGTAGGATTTTGTTAATTTCTTATTGGTGTGTTTGCGTGTTTTGTTGTGGTGAAACCCCCGTGTTATAATTTGAATTAGTGATAATTCATCTGAACGAGTATTTACCGACGGTATCCGGTCTGTAGATCTCTCTAAAATGTGAGGAGAAATGCTAGGTTCGGGCTATTTATTTAGCCCGGCCGAAATATATTGTGTGAAGGACTCATTAGTTTGAGTCAGTTGTGTGTGACAGTATCGCGTGTGCGATATTGCCGACAAGACTTTGTCGATTTGATTGCTGATTGCAAAGTGATCATTTTGTGTAAACCAGCTAGACTTGTGGGTTATGTTGAAACATTGGAGTTACGTATGCTTCTGGTAACGCAAGGAACGTTACTGAACTATGCGCCAATTGATTGATTTTTTGGCCAAGTCGGTTTTTATAACCAAATTTGTGAGAGTTAAGGACTATTCACAGCCTTGCAGTGTCAATGGCTCACATCTTAATAACAGACGCTGTGTATTGTCCGCCCCAGTGGACTATGGATTTATCTCATCCAGAAATAATTATGGGAGAGGGTGGCAATACCACCCGAAAGGATAACGGAGTGATCTCCGGTCCTGAGCTGTGTGCTCAAATTGAGGTCTCTGTAAAGGAGAGCCGAAACGCAGGAGTAGTTGCGGAAACTACCAAAACCCCTTCCCCTTCAGTAGTCGGTGTCAAGGTCCCCAGGACTGTTTGCTATGGATGTAAGAAAGATTTGAAAAATGATTTCTGCATGTGTGGAGACCCTCCTTCATGGCCTTTGGATACCTGTGATCTATGCCACGAGATTTGCGTAGACCGTGCTAAGTGTGGTTGCATGGCGATCGATATGGTCGATACTTTACCGCACGTTGCTGAGTTGCTAGGTGTTATTCAGCCTCCAAAACTTGTTAGAGGACATGTTTTGAAGGGGTCTAAGGATTCAAGCGCTTGGCCCACTGCAATTCCTTGTGAAAAGTGTCACAAGTTATGCATTGATCGTATTTGTGACTGTGCCTTGGGTCTGACGATGCCTAAGAATCAGTTCATGTGGGCGATCACTGAGATGCGCGCTATGCGAGTGCGCGCAGTCCCACGAGATGAGGAACACCAGCTCGATCCCCTGTTTATCGAGGGCAAGCGCGGGTGTATGATCGACGTGTCGAAATTATCCTCGTCAGATCATTTGGTGTTGGGCTGTTTTAAACATATGACAGCGGCCGAGATTTTTCCCTTGGTTTATTTTGCAAATCGTAATAACAAGCCAGCTTTCCAATGTTATTGGGAGCTGCTTGTGGTTCAGATGCCAAAATTCCGAGTGCGCCGGGTCGTTAATCGCCTTTGGCGATTTGTGCGAGGAGAGTCCATCTTACGCGATTTGATGGAGAGTGAGGCTTTTCCAGGCTTTAACCGTTGCATGATACATGCTACTCAGCTTGAGTTGCTGTATGGAGAATGGTTAAACTGTAGCTTTGTCCCGGGTTACTCCGGTGAGTTTTTGGATAGATATCGTGCGTTTGCCGATAGGATCCCCAACGTGACATTTCCGTTTGATGTCGAAGCTGAGGTGGATCAAATCCAAGGGAACAGAAGCGGTTTCTTCAGTGCCAGGAATATGTCTTATAAAGAGATGAGATTGGCCAGCATGAGGGAGACTCAATTGTTGATGGATGAGCAGAGATATGGCATTATGGCGTATGCTCGCAGCATTGGCCGTTCGTTCATTCAAATGGAGGCCGTTGTACACTTTTTCTTGAACAAAGATTATGCCCGTGCCATTGGGCAGATTCTTGTCATTACGGGCAATAGAACCGGATTGATTCAGGCTGCAAGAGAGATGTACAATAGCTGGGCTGCTTACAAGGGCTATCGTAAGATTTTGAATGATAATGCTATGTTTGATCAGCTCGAGCAGGAGTCATCTGAAGAGGAGGATTTGTGGAATGGCATTTTAACTTCCTCAGATAGGGACTCAGATGAAGAGAAAGCTGAGATGCCAGAGGTGGCTAGGGTTCAAGGAAATCCCGCCATATTCTTTGCCAAGATGGGCACCAGTCCTCTTTGGCGCCGTTTGATGGCCTTAGTATCGGCGGCGTGTGTTCCTGATGTGCTTTTGGATCTTCCTGGTTTTATGCAGACTGCCATCACGACATTTTCCACATTGGTATGGAAAGTCACCTCGCATACATCATTGGTGACTGCCCTGACTCAGTTTGGATCTACATTAGTGGATAGGTGTGCTGCAGCGTGGGAAAAGAAGAGTTTTTGGGAGTTCTTGCGTGAGGGAGGTTGGGAGACTTTCATTCCTCGTGGCAATGAACTCATTCATGCCGGCATCAAGGGTCCCAACTCATATGTTTCCATTGATTCATTGTTGGATGATCTCAATCGCTTTATAGAAGAGGGTAATGCCGTTAGAGTTGCAGATGCTACGCGCTCTGAGATGAACAGGAAGATGACGCCCACGCATCATCAGATTTTGCGTGATGTGATTGCGAAGCGCAGCATGTGGATGAAGAAGCGTAACGCAATGAAGCCACGTGATAAGCAGCCGCATTCTGAAATTTGGCTGGGCCCTCCTGGTGTTGGTAAGACGACCATGACGGAAGAGTTGACTGCTTTTGTGGTTAATACTGATGACACCCGTCCTGTGGGCCCTGATGGTAGAAGGGATGTGGTTCCGGGCGATTGTTATAATATTCCATCTAAGGATAAGCACTTCAATGGTTGTGAGAATCCGCAGGTCTTGACGTTGAATGATCTTAGTGGCACCGGACACACCAATAACGGCACCACCATGAACATAGCTGACATGCTGCGCTTGATGATTGATGTTGAGCCTTTTTATACCCCACAAGCAGATATTGAGGCTAAGCAGGACAATGTAATTAACCCCAAAGTGGGCGTTGTTACTTCAAACGATATGTTTTGGGATTTTTCGTGCTGGGGCACTACGTGGCAAAAGCTGTGCCGTAGGTTTAAAGATCGCATTTACATTGCATACCCGTCATCCTGTTATTTGGAGGATGTCGGTATTGGAGGCAGTGATCATGGCGTCCTGAAGAACCCCGAGCAACAGTATGAGCCTTGGATGGAGTCGGAGATGCGATATTTTTCTTGCAAAATGGAGCATGTCGCTGGCACTTTTCTTTTTGTGCGCGAGCGCCTGGTGGCTACTGGGCGTAGTGTCTTCATGTTGCAGTTGAAGAAGAGGTACTTGCGGCACAAAGACGTGAAGGGTTACCGTTTAGATGAAGTGGTGGCCTGTCGTTTTCTCACCCCATGGGCGGAGCATGACGGTCCTTGTATGCCAAACTGCGATTGGATAGGACCACAAGTGGCCCAAGTTATGGGCGGGAAGATGTCATGCTGTTCCTCTCTGGTTGATAAGATTGGTGATGCGCAGTACAGGCGTATTGTCAATATGCATATTGAGGGAGCGACCATGATGTGGAATACGGCTAAGGCCACTCTGAAGGAATATGCATTGGAGATCGTGACCACATTAGCTATGTTGGGCATTTCCTTTGCCATAGCTAAGTCTTATTCCAAGCCGGCAGTTGACGCAGCCAAGGTCGAGGGCTTGGTTATCAATCCCATCAAACAAGAAACCCCTCCTGAGTTTGTTGTGCGATATGGGCTTGAGGAAGCTGTGGCGAGGGAAGCTCCTAATCCGCCGAAGTATCCGACGAATGTTAGGGCTCACGTTTTTATGAGCAAAGCATTGTCCACGAGTAGGTTTGAGGATGTGAAGAAACAAGTGATCAGCAACACTTATGTGTTCTACACTGAGACTCACAGCGGTGTTGGAACATTCTTGGATTCCAGTACGGTCCTTTTTAACCACCACGTGTGGAAGGATTTTAGCGGGATGGTTAAGATTCGTCGCGAGGATGTTGATTTTAAATTTTTCGGGGAGTTGACGCGCGCGGCGCATGACGTGTCTAATGATCTGACTTTGGTAAGAGTGCATGCTTTTCCAGCGGCCAACATCTGGCATCATGTGGCTGACACCCTGGGAGGTGCCTGTAAGGTCAGCGTCGGTAATGCTCCAGAGACGGATGCCGTGATTCAGCTCGTGGATTTCAAAGGTAAGATCGGGCTGAACCACAAGCACGTGCTGTCCTACAAATCACATTTGATTGGTGGGGACTGTGGTACGCCCATAATTGCAAACGTGAACGGTAAAGGATTGTATGCCGGATACCATGTAGCTTCGTTGATGTCTGGTGACGGATCTGCCATGTTGATGGGGCCCCACGTCAAATTATTATCCACTAAATTACCCCCTGCTCCTGGGCAGCTGGTGGCTTTGCCTTTGGTTGATAGTGTGGAGATACTACACGCAAGATCGAAGCTGCGTAGTGCCACGAACGTGTCCATGGCCGTCTTGGGGTCATTTGAACCTGCCAAACCAAATGGCAAGTCCAAATTGAGGCCTAGTGAGTTCCATGATCTCGCCACAGGGCGCATGAGAGAGCCCAAAGTCGTCCCTAAGCTACAGGAAGAGGGCCGAATGATTGCAGACATCTGGCATGCCCCTTACACTCATAAGTTCAAGGGGATGTCCTTTGAGCCAACCAGTCTAAATGATGAGATGATCAATAGGGCTGTGTTGGATTATGTTGAGGGCCACCCTGCCGATGTTCGACGACCGCTGACGCTGAAGCAAGCTATTTGTGGCGTCCCCGGTGATCCATTGTTGAAGCACATAAATTTGAACACTAGTTCGGGCATTTATCAGCGGTTCTATCCAAGCAAGAAGCATATTATTGATTTAGACGAAATCAATGCTGACTTGCATAAGAAGGTTTGGGATTATGTCTCAATGGTGGAGAAGTATGTTATTATGGAGCACCAGAAGTGGGCGATTAAAGATGAGCTTGTCACAGCCGCCAAGGAAGAAGTGAAGAAATATAGGTTTTTCATGGTCAGTGATATGATCAACCTCTTGGTGTTCAGGATGTTTCTTGGCCCACTAATTGCGCATATGTACGCTCATAAGGAGTTTTATGAGGCGTATGGCGCTTTCAATCCGGCTTCGCCCGACTTTGGCAAGGCGTATGCTGCCCTTAGAAAGATGGGCTTCCTCATTGCTGCTGACATGAAGCACATGGATTCTTCGCATCGCGCATTCATTGCCGAAGCCGTTGCGAATGTGTTTGTGTTTTTGGCCAAGGACTTTGGGTATAATGAGTTTGCCCTCAAAGTTGTGAGGAATCTGGTTGTGGCTGTCGTGTTCTCGCTGGTGGAGCTGAATGGTGATTTAGGTCTTTTCAGCGAAGGTATGGGGAGTGGCGTTTACGTCACGTTTATCTTTAATTGCATTGTCTTGTCCATCCTGTACCGTTGTGCATGGTTCGTGGTTAGCCAAGAAGCGTTTAGGAAACACAATAAGCTTATGGCTGGTGGCGATGACTCCACGCTGGGCACTGATAACCCCAAGTTTACTGGAGTTTTGGTGCAGGAGGAGTTTGCAAAGTACGGGTATGAACTTTCTCCCCCCACGAACAAGGAGAGTGCCATGGTTGAGCATCTTCCTTGGGATGAGTTCGTCTTCCTGAAAAGGAGCCCTAAGACAGTTATTGTTCGTGGTGTTGAGCACATCGTAGGGGCCTTGGACACTGATTCAATTTGGAAGTCTTTGGGCTGGTATAAGGCTGATGCGGGTGTGTCCTATGAGGATTGGCGAGCTCAAGTGCTTGATTGTGCTCAAAGGGAGATGGCCTTGCATGGACGTGGAGTTTTTGAGGAGTTTCATGGACTTGTGGGTGGCGCGGTCCGCTTTAGGCGTTTGACCTTTGATGAGGTCATGGAGAGGTACATCACCAATAGTCTTTACGACGATGTTGGTTGTGTAATTGAGGAGTCGGCCGTAGTGGCTAGCGTTTGTGGATTCGCAACAGTTAATGAATCGCCCGACGCGGAAAATCACTGCACTTACGAGGGAACCCTAAGAGTGACAGAAGTACCGTTAGTTTGGATAGGGGGCACGCTTCCGAGCAAGGAGCTATTTAGCTCTTCACCCCGCCTGGGCCAAGTCGACCGCAATACATGGGACTACACGGTAGTCGACTTTAAACATAAATATGCTCCTTCTGACACATTTATTGGTAACGATGCTCAAAATGAAATTGCTGAGCGAACTGCAATTTTCGACCTTGCCTCGGTCGTTAAAGATAATAGGCAGGCAGAGACCTATCCGGCTATTTATGCCACTCCGAAGATTGATTTATCGATTCAGGAGGCTTTGGCTCGCCCGGTTCACCTTGCAACCTTCACTTGGACTCCGGCTAGTACGGGGTTAGCCAGTGTTGGGTCCATGTATGATTTGTGGAGAGCCGATGCTATGGTAGCAAGTAAGCTCATTGGTTACAAGTTCTGGCGTGGCAAGCCTACGCTGCGGTTTGTCGTTAACGGGTTGTCGTTTTATTACGGCAAGCTTGTCATGGCGCTTGACATGAATCCCGGTGATGATGGCATGGGCGCTGGTACTGGTTTGGATCCTAAGGTGAATTCGTGGACGATGCAAAACATTTGTCAGGCCATGCAAGCTCCACATGTTTCGATCGATCCATCGGCGTCGCAGACCTATGATCTTTCAGTGCCTTGGTACAGTACAACTGGATGGTACAACAGATTTGATGCCACCATCACGCCTGTGTTAACGCTTCAGGCAGCTGTGGTCAATACTCTTGCCTCCTCAAATGCTGTGGCTCCAGTGAGCGTGACGGTGCAGATCTATATGATCATGGAAGATGTTGAATTGACAATCCCATCGGTGGAGGCCATTGCATCAGGTAAGGGCAAGAAGGGATCGTTTGCTAAAATGGCTTCCAATGCCGGGAAAGCGTTTGTGGACTCCATCCCACCTGACGAAGCCGAGCCTAAGGGAACCCTGTCAAAGGGGCTTTCGGCAGCGGCTAACGTTGGGGCAACTCTCTCCATGATACCCGCTTTGACACCATTTGCCGCCCCGCTTACGACTGGATTGGGATATGCTGCCAAGGTTGCCGCTTGGCTGGGGTACTCATCCCCAATCATCCTGGAGGAGTCTAGGCCAACAACCAACCTATTCGCAGCTCCCCTCCAGTACACCGACGCAAGACATGGAATCTCCAAGCTCACTGGCGATCCAAAACAAGGAGTCTCCTTTACTGCGGCGGCTGCTGGCATTGGTAGTGACGATGATATGCTTATCGCTAGTATCGTCTCAAGACCAGGACTCCTTGACCAACTCTCTTGGACGACTGCGGGCCTATCGGACAGCATTACAGTCCGACCGTCCGAACGATTTAGTGACACTGGAACTGTCTATCAAGCCACCCCGCTTGGATTCGTCACTGATGCCTTCACTTATTGGACCGGGTCCTTAGTGTATACTATTGAAGTTGTAGCATCAGCTTTCCACCGAGGAGCTATCGGAGTATCGTGGATTCCTTACACCGACCCTCCCGGGGGTAGCGTCCTTGATTATCCAAACAGGTTTTTGACGAAGGTTTTGGATGTCACTGAGACGAAGATCGTACATTTTGTTGTGCCTTATGGTGGAGCTCAGCCTTTCCTTGATCGGTTGGCCGAAAACGGGGTGTTGAGATTTTATGAAATCAACCCCTTGCGCTCTGCTGGTTCCACTTCTGCGGTAGGCATTAATGTGTACATCAGTGCTGGTGAGGATTTTGTGTTGGCAAGGCCAGATTTGAGGTATCTAGCTAACAGCACACCCATACCGGTGGGTGCGATCCAAGGCGAGGCAGATGAGGAGACTGACTTGGTTGAGGATCGTGAACCTGATGTCACATCATTGACAGACCCGAAGATCACTTTGTTGATGTATGGAGAGAGTTTCCAATCTATCAAACAGTTGTGCAATCGCCATTGTATGTCAGACTACTTTGTTACTCCGGGGGCTTTGGCTCAAGGTTTTTCATCGTATTGGTTTCCGCAGATCCCAGAGTGCCTGACGGGCACTGTGGCACCAACCCCACATTTGCCCTTTGTGGATTACGCTTCTTATTTCTCGAGAGCGTTTTTGGCGATGCG